GTTCTTCCCCTTTAAATAATTCTGAAAATAAGTATCACCATATATAAAAGCTCCGAATGTGATCCCATTCAGTTGTGGTTCAGGAGCCTTAAAGCCTGCAATATTTTTTACAACAAAACATCCGAATGGTTCGGGCTTCTGTATGTACTTTAAATTTCTGAGAATAATGTATGCCTGGTAGCTATCGATCTGCCTGGCAACGCTCCGTTTAATACCCAAAAATATCTGCAGTAGTTTCCAATCGCTTATTTTTTCCCGATACAGATCCGGTATAGCTAGGATCTGTTTATGAGTAAGCTCACTCCATCGGGCCGGTAATAGGGTATCTAATTGTCTGCGCCATGGCAGGAACCAGAAAGGTTTATATTCGATAGCGATAGAAATCATACTACAAATGTTTTCTTAAGATCATTATCTCTGTTATATACATTCCCATCCTCGCTTCCCTGCTCTGTAAACTCATTCGTAATAAGATACTGTCTAAGTGCCTCGAGGTATTTACCTCCGGTATTTTTATATGATCCCATTGCCATCACAACTGAGTCACCTTCAACCGGTCGCTTGTAACTTCCATCCGGGCTCATTGAATTATTCCCCTCAAAGAATAGTCCACGATCTGTAAGTGTCCCGGTCTTCTCTATTAATTTTGCACAGCTCAGGAAGGCAACCGGCTTCTGAATTTCAATTACCAGAGCTGTATACTTTGCAGCAGGATCCTCTTTAGCAAGTTCAGTCTGCAGAGAAGTCCACTCAGTTCCTAAAAGAGGTTTAATGTCGAAGTCAATAATCTCATTAATATATCTCTGCAGCCTCAGGAACGTAAGCCGGCTCTTATTTATAAAGCATATCGAATCGAATGTTTCAGTGTCTTTTATAATAGCCTTCTTCCGAATGGTATAGTTTGTGCTCTCAACCCACTCCGGGAAGTGTTCAATGTAATCTTCAATATACTTCAGAACATCGTCGAGCCCGTTATATCCGGCAGTTTCAAACGACTTTCTTATATTTTCCTCCTTGTACTTATACAAACCTTTAAAGCTTTGCCCGTCTGCCGGTACCTGAAATCCCGCATCTGATATTGTAACACTCAGCAGATCGAATCCTATAAAGTATGCCAGGTTAATTTCAGCAATCTGAATAAGCCGCAGTAGCTCTGCAGTTCTGGAATCATCATCACCGCTTCCGCTGGTCCACTGATCTTTGTGGTTATAATATTTGTCGAGGTCATCAAAGAGATCCCGTTCCAGGAGAGGAAGAATGAATTTTCTTTCAGTCTGTTCGAGGTATGGCCATATCTTAAGCCTTGTAATTGCCACAGAAACAGGGAGTATCTCCTGTATTTCGGTAACAAATGTTTCGTCGTTGGTTGAGAAGAACATCAGCTTAACTGTTTTTTAGTGCCGGCACCAGTGTCCAGCGTGGTTAAAATTGTATTACGGAACCGCAGTTCAACATCCTTAACACCGTTAAAGCGCAACATAGCTTCAATCGGATCGAGCAGAGTCTGCCGGTCGGGCCAGGAGTTTGCAATATTCACAAGGAATGCCTCGCGTATATTACTTCCGCCCTGGTTGCCGGCGTATGTTCCGCCAGGCATTCCTGCTCCTAGTACATTCGGATTAATCATTAATGAGAAGAGGATCTCGCTGTTGGCAGCTGCAGATGTAACAAGCTGTCCATCGTTCTGGTACTTATTATCAAGAGCTTCGATCTTCCATTCCTCCTCAGCTTTGCCTCCGGGGCCAATTTCAAAGAATGTAATTATCGGCTTATTAGCATTCTCCGGTCCGCAAAGGTTAAGCTCGAGCTTATCGAGGTATTCGTTCATAGCAGTTTTGCGTAGATCCTTAGTTGCAAATTCACTCTCAGGAAACTTCTTATCCCAAAACTGGTATGGGATCTTAACATGCCACTTCCATGAGATCTGATTCTCATATGCTTTCTTAAGAAAGAGAGGAACTGAGAGTGCTATATCGAGCCATCCGGCCTCCTTGGTTGGCCACCATGCAGGAGCAGAGTAGTAATCTTTATTACTCCAGCTGTCTCTCAGCGGGTATATTACAGTCTTCCCTCCAAGAGTTCTTGCAAGTCTCATCCGGTTGAGATCTTCTGCAGGATCATACTCCCCCAGTACTGGTATCACTTTATATTCAGTATTATCAGATGGCTGATCCGGCCACTTTCCTGATACAATACAATTTTCAATCTCTCCTTGTGAATTTGCTTCTGTATATCTTGAGTGTAAAGCATTGATTGAATTGATCCCTACTATTTCAGTGCCGGTAACATTCGGAATAAGTTCAGGAAAACCTGTTCCATACTTAAGAAAGTCTCGAACAGATTTTTCCATGTAACGTCTCACCATCCGCGAGGCACAGAATGCCTGTACTTTGGAATCGCTTACTACCTCGAGGATCTCATTGCCGTCGTTATCATAACCGGTTACTTTGCATGGGAATATTCCCTGACCGATAATCACGTTCCGAATGAATTTTAATCCGGTATTTAAAACACCTATCTTATTAATCAGTTCGTCTGCAATCTGAGGAAAATTGTTCTTTGTTCCCCAGGGAGAAAGCTTATAACTATCAAGATCATAGGAATAGATCAAAGGTTTTTTAGGGTCCGTCGCCGAAGCTGGAGATGATCCTGCAGCTGCTGAAGGAACATTCGTGCTTCTGACAAACGATTTTGAGCCATAGGCCATCACGGGATTACCCTTCTTATCGTATTGAATGTCCATTATAGTATAATTTGTTTATCATTCCACTCGATTATAAGATCAATATTTACAGGGTATATATGCCCTATCTTATCGCCATTCTCATCAACGGCAACTACGCCGCGCATCCTGTTCTCTTTCATACTGAAGGATAGTCCTGAAGCTACGGCCCGGGGTAGGAAAACAAGCTCCCCGTTCTTCTTAAGAAACTTAATAGAGAAAGTCTTCTGTCTTCCGGCAGGAGTCTCTTTAATATCATATTCTCTCAGAGCGTAATTCCTTCGAATTGTTCCACCCATGATTTTCTGTTTACATAACAAAACTATCCTTGTAAACCTTGTCAAAAAAGGACACCACATTCTGGCTGCAGATTCGGGAACTTCGTCCAGTTCATAAAATCATAAATTGATATTTATCAACTTCTTGAATGTTTTTTGTCAAGACGGACCTTTTGTCGTCGCGACGTGTTTGCGAGGCCCGCCCTATCCAGGCCGGCACCGGGAAGGGCAGTTTTGTTAGGAAATATGATATAAGTCAATGCGATAGTTGATAAATATAAAGACATCATGACACTATGGTATAGTGCAATGGACTGATAATCTAATTAAATTACTGATTGTCTAAAGTCTTGGATCTGTAAAGGTTGAGATCTTGGTGAGTCTTTCACCATACTTTGTCCATATGCGTTTATCAACTGCATCGCCAAAGTGTGTAGCTTCTTCAGGTAGAATGGAACTGGTACGCTCACTGCTCTTATCCTTTGTGAACTTACCATCCTTATCTATTACTCTGGTATTATTCATTGATATCAATGTGTACTTACATTTCAATCCGTTGAAGCGTACCTGAGGGAAGCGCGGATCCAATCCCTTCAGGATGTTTGCCCATAACAAATACTTATCGTGTTGTGGAGGTTCCATTCCCTTGTGTATTACTGATGTAACCTGCCATCCATTCTTTTTAAATCTATCGATAGCCTGTTCATTGTAACTCTTTGCATTCTTTGCATTTGGTTGCCTCGAATCACCATATCGATCTCTATAATATTTAATTTCCCTACAAACCTGATGCTTATAATACTCGCTGAACTCATCAACCAGCTCATTAATCATTACATCGCTTGCAGCATTCGGCTTTACATAGAATTCATTGATAAAACAATCAACTTTCAATGCCTTCTTTGATGCATAATCGAAGTCTCTTTCCTGCCCTATCGAAAACAGACAAATCTTTGCTCCCCAATCAGGGACAATCTCCAGGGGAGATGTTGGAGAACAGTCCAGGTCGAATCTACTGTCAGGAGTTCCAAGCTTCTGCATGTCCCATGCTGTATTTTCAGCATAATCGCGTATAAAGCTGTCATTGCTGGCATTATAGTAAATGTGGCGCTGATCATCGATATGATAATAACAGTCTTCAACCTTATCCAGGATCATATTCATGATCTCGATCAGAAATGTCAGTAGAGTTTGTTTCTCAAATTCACGCATTATATAGCTGAATCCCACATTATCAATGTTATCGAATGCATTTGCAAGGGTAAATAGCAGCCCATCTTTACTTACAAATGGCAGGATCTGCTTCTTCAGCCTCACTGTTTCATTCCATATATCCTTAAAAAGCTTTGCATTTTCCTCTTTTTTAGCATCGATCAGCTGCAGCTGCATCTTAACAACTCTGTTCCATACCGAAAAGAGTGGAATTCCTCCTTCTTTTTCATAGTAATCCGAATAAGAGAGTAGCCATTTTTGAGATGAGAGGAATGGCATGGATGAGACATAATGGAAGCCGTGATGCCAGGGAACCGGTTGTCTTGCTCTGGTTCCCCAAATCTCTTCATTTCCCCGGTTTGTAGGAGAAGTCTCCTGGTCATACTGTTCCTTGTCGATTGTCAGGGCTTCATCAAGAATCTCATAGTCCGTATTCGGACCTCTCGCCGATCCGGCTCTATCCTGGCTCAGCAAAAGCAAAGCATTACCTGTTGAAAATGATATGATATTGTCATATCTCATCACTTTTTCAAGCGGTTGCAGGAAGTGCGGTGGTGGCTTGACACCGATGACATAGTTGCCCGGGTTAGTCTTATCAATATGACGCTTATAACCAAGGCTCTCAAGGAACTTGAAGGTCGACGGCAGCGTCCGCGTAAGCAGCTGACCATAAGTCTGACCCGTAACCGAAGTAATTGCACGAGGCATCACCCGGTTAATTCTATTAACTTTCCATCCAACCAGGAAGGATTTGCCGGTACCACGGCCCCATATGTCTACATTATTTCGAGCCGATTGTATTACACTAACCTGCTGAACTTTATTCAGCTTAATCAGCTCACTCATGTTTTCATTATTTCTTCCGCTTCAACATCGGTTATCTCACTCACAAGAGCATCTGTAACCTTTTTACGCATATTATCCGGAAGTCCAAGAAATTTCTCGAGGTCAAAATTATAGATCTTATTATTAATTTGAATCGGAATAAGGAAGGTATGCTCCTGAACCAGCTTAGGATCGATCTCTTTCTGTGGTTTTTCTCCAAGGGCATTCCTCAGGTTTGCCTGAGCTGCAGCCCATACTCTCCAGGCTTTCGGATCTGAACTCTTCCGGCACCGGTCGATAAGACGAATAATGTCGTTTATCAGCCAGGTCTGCCAGAAATCATAATCGAAAGTATAGATGGTATTAAACAGCCGCATGGCCAGACGGCAATCCTCGTACCCCTGGCTGCGACTGATATGTTTGTATTTTGCCATGTGAAGTGCAACAGCATTCTTCTGAATAGGTTGCTTATCGAGCACTTTTGCGATCGACATTATCCTGTTGCATAGATCCTGATCATCCTGCGACAATGGCGAATTTGAAGGATCCACAACATGTGCCTTTATCAACTCATACCTTACATCTTCCAGGGCTTTTTTCATATTTCAGGTAATTCAACTATTTTCCCTGCATACTCGTGATGGCAATCACCACAGTATACTATTTTTCCGTTTGTGATGAATAAATGACAACGATCTTTCTCCACATCGTAAGATCCAGTATCAGGATTCTTTGTAAAAGATCTATTCAACAACGATGGTGTAAAAGATGGACTATCTATATTACCATTAAATGACCATCCTTCACCATTATCTTTTATTGAATAAGTATGCTGATGCTTGCATCCTGGACAATAAAAATGAAAGTACGTTACTACCTCTTTTGTAAGCTTTGCCATCTTATCCTAAATCTGCAATCTGCTGATCAATCTTCACAATCTCAGCCTCTTTCTTTGCAATACGCTTCTCGAGTGTAGTCCGTTTAGGACCTGTTGGCATTGGATTTTCCTTTTTCCCTTTGGTTTTAACCTGGTAGAGCAGAAGATTCCGGTCCTTGGTAACAGAGCTCTGTATGTTTTTCTTCAGGATCTTCAGTTTCTCAACATCGATTCCTTCCAGACTCTTCGCTCCGGATCCGGCGGTCTCATCTTCTTTTTTATCAGGCCATAATTTCTCCTCCTCAGGCAGAGTGCCATCCTTCTCAAACTCCTCAAAGGCTTCATTAAGGATCTCCATACGGTCAGATTTCAGCGCAATCTCATCAATCAAAACCTTTCTGTCTGCTACACTTTTCTCGTCGTTGCTTTCTCCGAGCTTTGTAAGTGCCTTATGCGAAACTCCTCTCTCGAGATAAAGAGCTGAATACTCATTTACCAGGTGCTTAACTGAATCAGGATAGCTCTCTATCGGTTTATCGCCAATGAGAGAAAGCTTAACCTTATCCGGAGAAGCTTCAGTTTTGCCCTTTTTCTTATCATCTGCAGTTGCAGATCCCTTTGCATTTTTTACAAGCTTAGTTTTAAGAATTAGTTTCTTCTCAGTCGGAGCAGGTATTTTCTTAAGCCCTGCAACCTTATTAAGCTCCCACTTCAGCTTCTCTGTAGCAGCCTTCGAGTCTCCGCGCTTGATAAGCTTTCCAAGCACTTTCTGTTTTTTTGATACTTCCTGCAGCAGCAGAATTCCTTCCTGGTAGTCCTGAGGACCATTAAACCAGTCAATAATTTCCTTTTTTAAGTCCATTGCTATACATAATTAAGTAATTCACGAATTTTATGCTCCAGTTTCATATACCTGGCAGTCGTTTCTCCCTTCGAGAGATATTTCTTTACTTTCTTGGCACTGCCGTACTTGTCATATATCGCCATACCGGTTCTGAAATCTTTCTCAGGGGAGTTGAGCCAATTCATTATCTCAAAATATGGCTCCATTACCATCCCGCTTTTTTCAAACTTCGATGCTTCAGAGAAGTTTGCATATAACCAGCTTTTGAGCGCAGGCTTCAGACCTTCATCATTAAACGACATAAAAGTTGGTACCTTAACCCTCTCCTCAATATCCTTCAGCACATATGGCCTGAATATTATGGTCTTTTCGTTAGTGAGAAGCGGCCCATCCGGATGAACCACATTACCATATAAACTTTTCATTGTATAGCCTGTATTCTTCTCATAATTGAATAGTGATATCACCTCCGGAAATTTGATCTTATTGAATACGATCGGACAATGGCAATCGAAGTGAAGAGTCTTATATCCGCGCTCGAGAAGTATATTTTTGGTTCTGTATAACCGTCCGCGCCAAAAATTCACTGTAAAATACGACGCAGGAAAAGTTGTCATATCGCCCTTGTGATATGGAGGTATTGCTGCAGCTTCAATCGGCTTTATTACCAGGTGATCATCATTTATAAACAGAAAATTATCGGTCAATCCTTTCTCCTGGCATACCCTGAGTAATTTTCTGATAATGTTTCCATCAGCGTTATTAGCAAGTTCATCGGGATAAGGAATATGGATCACATTTTTCAGCCACTCAGGTTTTTCTCCCACAATCCAAACTTTCCTGAATCCCTTCAGATTCTTCTGCAGGCTTCGAAGCGAAAATCTCAGCTCATTGTTGTGCCAGATGCTTCCCGTTCCGAGCACATAAACCACATCTATAGATTTCATAGCGTCAGTTTTTGATAAAATTCAAACGATTCCTTCCTGGTATGAGACTTCAGCCAGTTCCGACCCGGATCGGGTATCATTCCCTTCATCCCTTTTCCGTTCACAACTCCGTTATGGAAGTTACCTGGTGTAAATCCGTTGCCGTGTTTCAGCCCTATCGGAGTGTAAGCATATTTTACAAATCCTTTTCTCCCCCGGTGGTTTGCCCACAGGTAGATATCAAAATACAGCATCGTATCCTCGGGCCATACAAAGCTTTTCATCGACTCAGTTTTGAAAGCCGATAAATACAGCGATGCTCTTCCCGGGTGCTCGAGTACCTTCATACAATTATGCTGCAGTGAATAATAAATCGACCTATCAGCTCCGGTAATATCAAACCTGTCGAGATATTTAATTACCGTTTCAATATAATTATCAGGATAATAGTCATCATTCTCTATTATCAGGCAATAATCAGCTTTCATTTCTACAGCTAAATTTACCCCCATTCTCACCCGGGGAACGATATCAACTACTCCCGGAACCGGATCATAATTAATTACCAGGTGATCGTAAGCTTTAAAAGTCTGTCGTTGCATCTGATACCGGCAATGTTCTATGAACTCAGGCCTGTCATTCCTGTCCGGAGTAATTAAAACTACTTTTGGTCTCATCGTAAATGATCTTTATAGTCAAATCCCTCTTTCATTCTGAGGTAATGAAGTATATATATACCACGCATCAGCCTTATTTTCAGGCCGGCATTAAGTATCGCATAGCTAATTTTTGAGTCAACTCCCAGAATCTGTTTATCCCGGGTCCGTTCCAGTACTCCCCCGCGGATCCGTGTCCATGTTCCCTTCTTAATTACCATCAGGTGGCCGGCAATTCGTCTGTTTATTTCAATTACTTTACCCTGGTGATGTTCGGCCTGGTCATCGGCTATGTCTTTATGAAACAATATCGAAGGATCTGCCATGTTGCCATCTTTCAGGGTCTGAATTTCATAATGGCATCGGCTTGCATAACATGTAAATAACCCGGTATCGGAATATTTTTCAGTATACTCTCTAATTTTGTAGCCAAAATCAGAGCGCAGAAAAGCCGTATCTCCATCGAGAAAACAAACCCATGCCTCCGGATCCTTTACCAGATCCATATAATGATCGAAAGCTTCAAATAACTTCTTCTCAAAAGAGTATGGAGTGAAAAAATATATCATACCTCAAAAATAGAGGCAGTAAAACGGGCAAAAAAGGACATGAAAAAACCGGCGCCCTGAGCGAAGTCGAAGGAGCCGGTTTTGAATATGTTAATTGCCTCTATGCAGAAGCAACTTCAAGTAGTCCGCTTACGTCGCCTGTATATACACGCGGGGTATTTGTCTTGAAAACAAACGTAAGGTTAGCTCCCTTGCGGTCTGCTGTAGCCTTACCTGTTCCAATACCGTCGCCTGCAACCATCTTGGCAGCGCGCTTGCTGTCGCCGAGCAGATAATACTGACCTTCATTATCCTGGGCAATAAGGAAGAGGTTCTCATTCTTAGCAGCTGCTATGAATCCGAGAAGCTTCTTCTTCAAACCCGGGTTAAATACCATCAGTTTCTGTTCGAACGACAGTCCGTCTGTCTCACCCACAAGGTTCACCTGCATTTCGGCTGTATCATCAGTGCTGTAGAATGTGAAAGCTTTTTTACCGGCTTTCATAACTACATCACCTACCCATGCCGCGTTGGCTTCAACATCTGCAGGAGCTACAGGAGCAGATGGCCAGGCAGCAACATCGTCCCAAAGGCCGAATATCACTGTCTGGGTTAAACCGCCCATGTTTTCCCCGTTGGTGAGGTTTTTATCTATGTTTACAAAATCCACTGTCGTCTGATTTAATCAGTTAATACTAAATGGATCCGCTGCCGGTACCACTTCTGTCGTTTACTGCAAACTCGCGCTCATGTACACTTACGAACTGAGTTCCGAAAATGAATTTCATAGCTGCAGTAAAGTGATAAGGATTACCCGAAGCAAATGCCATCATGGCTTTCATGTCCTCAAGTTTATCGGTACCATACACCATATTCTCGCGTGTGGTAATGTAAACTCTCTGCGAAGCTTCCGGGAAAGCAGCTGTTCTGATCAGCTTGCATCTGCCGTTTGTTCCCTCGAGGTAAATCTGACCAGCCTGGTCAACCATCGGAGGATTATCGTGCTCGTCGCGGTACCAGTCGTCGTACAAGTCGGCAACATCGTACGAAAGCCACATGTTTGTGTTAACATTCCTGAGGCTTTTATGGCGTGTTCTCCACATCTCGAGAAGGTATTCACCTGCATTGGCACGTGTTATTGCACCGTTAGCATACAGGTTCTTCTTGGCAGCACTTATTCTTCCGGCAGTGATATCGGCATCTGTGATGGCGAAAAATCCGTCGAACGAATCGGTAAGAGCAACATTCTCAGCAACCTCACTGCGTACTGCAGGGAAAAGGGCATAAAACATTTCTTCCGATGCGAGTTTAATCCCGTACTGGAGAAGCCACAGTTCGAAAGGATGTGCCTGGTTCCAGAGGCCGCCGGCTACGTCGGCAATGTACGACCTGCGTAATCTCTCAGGTTCATCATCAATCTCGGCTACGCACGGGTAAACAACAAGAGTTCTGGGTACAATGGTCCCAATCTTCTTATCACCCACAAAGGTTCCGGTATATTTTTTGGCAATTGTACCATGCTCGGTTTTTCCAAGCACAAGCGAACTGAGTACCCCCAGGCGCGGTGTCATGTTTGCCAACAGATCTGCTACGGCCATCATGTTCAGGCCGACAAGAACATTACTGTATTCAATACGTGTATTGTTTACAGCACTAATGTCAATAGGTTTTGTTAAGTCCACAGCACTATAATTTAAAGGTTAAATAATTTCCTTTACATAGTTGGTAACCTCGTCGGCACCTTCTATTTTTTTCTTTGGCTCATCGGTCGTCCCCTGAGCGCCTGTTGCAGCTGCTCCGGGTTTTTCGGCAAGCTTCTTCCGTATGGCGTCTACTTTTGCAGCCGGTTCAATGGCAGCTTTAACAGTAGCGTCCAGCTCATCCATTGCAGCAGTTGCTGTGGTAAGCGCGTTAACTGCAGTATCCTTCGCGGTATTAGCAGCTGTAAGGTCGGCAATTGCTTTATCCTTTGCAGAATTAGCTGTTACCAGGTCGTTCACTGCAGTATCTTTCTCTGCAGTCAGTTTCTTCAGCTCGGCTTCGATCTTATCGAGCTGTTCCTTATTCAGGAATACGCCATCGTCTGTCATCTCAATGGCGTCAACGGCCATTATAGCACAGATAAGCGCGAGTACATTCGGTTTGCTCATCTCTTTTTTTGATTTTGGTTTATTTGGAAACAAATTTTTTATTCTGTCGATAAGATTATCGCCTGCCCTGTTGATCTTAGCAGCAATATCTTCTTCTTCAGCTGCTGGAGCAATAACCTCTTTACGTGGAAGCGGTGGCATATCTGTCTGGCCGGCTACCATGGCAACCATTTTTTCGTCTTCAGCCCAGTTGGTAATTTTATCCGGAACTATCACTTCGTCAACAAAGCCAAGTTTTTTAGCTTCTGTGGCATTTAGCCAGGCACCCTTTTTCATAACATCGAGGATCTCTTTAGCCGGCTTGCCGGTTTTATCGCAGTAAATACCTGCAATCTGAAGGGTCCACTTTGTTGCATTATCGAGCTTATCGTTAAGCTTTGCAATGAGATCCTTCAGCTGATCCTCGTTCATGTTTGCCCATATATCCACTCCGACCATAGGCTTATGAACCAGGTAAAACGAATCTTTAGTCATTTTAACCGATTTACACCCCATGCTTATAAGAGTTCCGGAACTGGCCGATGCACCACTATATAATGCAGTAACATTTCCATGTGCCTGCAGGGCATCTTTAATGGCTATTGCATGCCCTACATCGCCGCCAAGAGAATTAATGCGAAGTTCAACTTCATCATTCTCTGCGCCAATAAGTGCATTCTTTATATATTGAGCGGAGAAACCTCCGTCTCCTATGTAACCATCAACATTTATAATCCGTTTGGCCATAATTGTCCTGTTTTCAGCAAGATTAACACTGAATCGCAGGTCAAAAAAGGACAAAAACGAATGAATTAATACAGAAAATCAGCTATTTACGTGAGAGTATTAATAAAAACACTCCCGGTCATCAGCTCTGCAGATATTTTCAGAAGCCTCGAGTTAATATCAGGAGTTCCCTGGCCAGTGTCGCTCGAGAGAGAGATCCTGAAGTAAGATCCCGGGGCACCGGTGAGCCATAAATTTTCGTTATTATCTTTCCCGAGAACCATAATACGCTTATTTTTCAAATCGCCAAGCAGATCGGCGTTGCCGGGCGCGCATTTAGGTATACGGCAAGAAGCTTCAAAGTTATAAACACTTCCGTTATCGGCAGTTTCTTCCGATTCTGATATCTTCCCTGTCTCAGCCGCAAATTCAATTTCAGTAACCACAGCCCCATTATCCAGGGTAAGAGTATAAAGGTCATTTTCGCCTGCAACAAGCGAAACAAAATCAGCTGCATCAATAATCGACAGCTGCTGTAAACCACCCATATTATCCATTTGCGTACTCTTTTTTAAGTTTTTTTGATATTGTCCCTAAATCCGACAAATTGTCCAGAAGTATTTTATTCATTTCTATCTTCAGCTCTCTTATTATTTTCAGTTCCGGAACCCTTCCATGCCGGTCGAAATCTTTCTTTATGCTTTCATAACTCCATACCGGCTCAGTAAATCCGAATCCCTCCTGGAACTCTCTGATACAATTTGCTACCGGAACACCAAAACTTTTGTTAACAGAAACATATTGGCGCATAAAAAACTTAACCTTCATTTCAATTTTCCGGTTAAAGTCGAGTATATTCTCTTTATTCATCTCCCATCCGTACCTGTAGAACATATCGTTCGGAATAATAACCGTTACCATTTCGCGGCAGAGAGCTGCATCGCAACTCTCCCTGTGCTCAGGTTTTCTTGAAAGTCCTCTCCTAAACTCATCCAGTACATCGGGCAGATGTACCAGATCAACAGGAGTGCCACAGTTTATCTCGAGGTATGTCTTAACATACGGTTTACAAGGGATCTT